ACGTTTGGGTTTTGCTCCAATTCCAGGTCCCCGGCGGCTGTCGCCACCAGGTCGGCTAGGGTGTATTCCAAAAAGTCCGCCTGGGCGTCGTCGGTATCCTGCACCGTTTCCGTTGCCGGAAGGGTAACAATGGTCCGGGCGGCTCCTTCCCCCTGGCCTGCGACGTATGCGGAATTAAATATGCCAATGTCGCTTTGCTCCCAGGCCATAAGGCGTATATTTTCAAAGTCCGGCGAAAAAATAATGGGTGGGACCGTGCTTTGGGCGCTGGACCGGTCGGTGCCGGCCAGGACGTTGAATATAAACTGCTTCCCTTCCAGGGTAATTTCCCACCCCAGGTTCCCGCCGGCCAGGGCGCAAAATAAAAGTGCTTCCGGTAGCGGGTTGTATCTCATGCGCTCGGTTATGGTGGCCCCTCGGCCCTGGTCGGTTCCCAGGGCCAGGTTGGGAATTTTGCGGGCCGGGTCGTCCGGGCTTACTGCATTGGCGTTGACGTAGCCGTGCATAACCGTTTCGGCCGGGCCTGTGCGCTCGTCGTATGCGGACCCGGAAGGCGGCAGGCATATGCGGCGGGCCAATATGCCGTCCAGGGTGTTGCCGCTCACTTCCAGGTCCTCGGTTATTTTGCCGCCTTCTTCTATGCGGCGGGCTACCCTGCGGATATACCCGGCCGCTTCGTGTTTGCCGTCCCTGCGGATATAGAGGACCCCGCCTTTTTTGATATTTGCGGCGGCCTTGGTGTTCTTGTTTATTACCAGGTGGAATTCGCCTGGCTTCTGCCAGCGCCGCTTCCAGGTTAGGCTTTTATACTGGTCGGCCACGTCCACCCAGGCAAGGGCCGGGTCCAGGACCCGGATTTCATACCTAGCCATTACTTACCACCTGCCTGCGGTCCACCTGCTTGCGGTGGAAGGTTTACCTTTTTTTCCACCGCTTCAATTATTTGTTTTCGCCTTGCCATATCTGCGTTAATACCTTCCAGGTCCTCCTTGTGCTTTTGCAATGCGGCCGCCATTTTGCTGTCCACCTGCCCTTTTAATACTGCGTCTATCACGTCCGCCAGTATTTGCGTCAATAGGGTGGTGCGGTCTTGCTCGTTTGGCTTTTTGTAATGCACCCCTGTTTCCGGGTTTCTTGTTATTTGGTTCACATTAACACCCCCTTACTTGGCATAAAGACCGTAACGCTTAACCTCGGCCCCTATGGCGTTTGTTTCAAAGTAAAGTTTCGCAGTTTGCGACGCCCCGCCCACGTCTAGTTCGTAGGTGTATTCCGTGTATGCGGAAAATTTCGGGTCAGTCCTTGAAGATACCAGAGTGGGCGTTTGCCATGTGCTCCCGCCATTTGTGGATATTTTTATATTTGTAACGCTACCTTTCAAAGAAATATAGACCCTTAACTTTTGAATATCAAAGCCAAAATTAAAGTTGTCGCTTTCAAACTTGTAAACTGTTCCGGGGTCCGGGTCAATATCAAAGCCCCAGGCCCCTAAATAATTGGCATCATTAGTCGTAGTTCTATTAGGTGGAAAAACGTCCCCGGAAGGGTCCCCGGTCGTTCTATACGCTAGCACTTCGCAGGCTCCGACAATATCCCCAATATATACATTTTGTTGGACCCCTGTGTAATAATAGGCGTGCGGGCGGGCATATTCTGCCCCATGAAAGTAACACGTTAAAACGTATTTTTTTCCTGCTTGCAATACTTGGTTTGGTGATACCTGGAACCTATACGACCCTATATTTACGGCGTTGCTTCCTGCCGTTTCCCATATTTTGCCTTTGGTGTCGGCGTCGTATAGTTGGAAGGCGATAAGCCCGTCCGTCCCGCTATATGTCTTAACGTGAAAGGTAAATGTTTTTAGTTTACAGTTTATTTTCGGTTGTATTTCTAGGCCCCATTTAATATCTCCAAAGTATGCACCGGACCAGCTAGATGTGTCCGTTACTGCGGCCACCGCCCCGTCTGCGCCTAGAACACGCTGTCCTTCTGTTTCCACCCATGCTTCCGTGTTTGCTGTGTCCACTTTGCTGGTGTCTTTGAATATATCAAAGTTGTATGCTATAAAGTCGTTTACGACGCCGCCTGATACATACCCGCCATAATAAAGGTCGCTGTATAGTTCGTAAAAATCTATTGCTTGGTTGTCCACCGCACCTTCCAGCATGGGAATTTTGTTAACTTCCTGTTTATCTGTGGCACTCATAAAGCCGGCGGTGCTGGTTGTTGCGGTTGCGTGAAGGCTTCCGCCACCACGGCTTCCGTGCTGTGCGTCCGATAATGCAATGTTAGCAATGTCGCTGTTCCAGTCCACCAGGTGGTCGCTTCGGCTTGAACGGGCCACATATTTGCCGGACCCGACGCCGTGCACATTGCTGGCCGCATTAATGTGGCTGTCAATTTGTGCGTGGGTGTAAGTTCCTTTGTTAAGCAGGTCCACATGGTCCACTTGTTGGTCCCCATTGGTTCCGTCGTGAACGTGTGCGTCAATTTGTGCGTGGGTCATGCTTCCCTTATTAAGAAGGTCCACATGGTCCACTTGTTGGTCCCCATTGGTTCCGTCGTGAACGTGTGCGTCAATTTGTGCGTGGGTCATGCTTCCCTTATTAAGAAGGTCCACATGGTCAACCTGCGGACCGTCGCCCTGGCTTCCGTCGTGTCTGTGGTCGTCAATGTGCGGCGGCACCGCCCACCCGCAGGCGCTCGTTGCTCTTTCGTCTGTTATGTCCCCTGCATAAATAGCAATAGCACCGGCGGCCACATAAACCTGGGCCAGGCTAATTTCGTATATACTGGTGTCCTGTTGCAAGGCCGGCGGGCTTGGGCTAACTCCCGGCGTTCCCGTTTTTATTGCGGCTTTAAGTGTTCGGTTTTCTGCCGTTAGGTCCAGGCGTAGGACCACACGGTCAATTCGTGGGTTCGTATCATCTGCGGCTTCGATAGTTAGGGTCAGGTCTGCGTCGTTATAGTAGAACCTCCCCTGAACAAAAGCCATGCCGGCCGGCACATTGACCCCCATTGCTTCCGGTGTCAACGGCTCCACGGCCAATTCTTCGCCCTGGTTCGGGACCACCCCGTCCCTTATGAACCTTGCCAGGACCTCGGCGAATTCTCCGCTTGTGTATTCCCTGGTATCACCTGTCCCACTATCAAAAAACCTGTAATATTCTGCCATTTATTTGTCACCCCCCTAAATTCCGATATAATAATCATACCAACGGACGTAGACTTCGGCGTCCTGGTTGTTCCCTTCTTCCTCATAGCTTACCGTATTGGCTCCGGGTTCCAGGTGCCAAAATTCGCTGGTGTCGTCCAGGTAGTGCATTGCGTTTTCCTCGGACCCGTCGCCCTTCACAATTACCACCGATTTTTCACCCTGGGCAGTTCGTATCTTTAGGACCTCCCCGTCCAGGATTTCCTTTACAACCTTGATGTGCTTGCCAGTAGTTTCATTTCTCACAACCGGATTAAGGGCTGGGCCGTAGAAGTCTATTTCAACCGGTGCGGCCACGTCCCCTTTGTTTTCCATTTTCAGTTTACTGCCGGCGGTTGAAAAACTCATGGGAAAAGAGAACGGGAACGAAAGGCCGCCCAGGAACGCCGCCATTACGGGCTTGTTTATTTCCGGGTCATAGAATAATGGTTTTGCCGCCAGTAGGAAAACGGTGCACCTTTGCCAATTCGGGCCTATGCTCTCCCCTCCTGGGAATTCAACCCCAGGGTTTGGAACCGCTTTTATGTTTCTTTCAATGGCACCTTGCCATTTTAGGGTCCCCTCGCCGTCTTTCGGGTTGAACACCCGCACCAGCTTGCGGCGCTTGTCCACCAGGTCCGCTTCACTTGTTGCTTTTATAAACACGTTTATGGCTATGGTCCTGGGTTCCAGTCGGCTGTCAATATAAGCGGCACCGTCCTGGTAGGGCGCCCTTTGTGTTTGGGTTTCTACCGGTGCGGTCCCCATGTTCCCGGCACTTACCAGGTAATACGGCCCATTGGTCGAAAGGGTTATGGTTTCGCTTGTTCTGTTGTTTATATATACAAGTCTTGCTGGCATATTACTTCAACCCCCATTCCAAAGCCAGGCGGCGCTGTGTGATTTCTGTTTGCCTTGCTACCTCTGCCGGCGATAAAGGCGTCGGCGCCTGGACGATTAGCTGGCCTATCATTTGGCCGGCACTCATGCCGCCACCGGCCCCGCCAGCCCCTCCTGCTCCTGTTTCTCCTGGCGCTCCGGTTGGAACCGGCACCGGAACGCTGGGCGGACCAATTCGCAGTCGTGCCAGCTTCCCATATTCCTGGCTTATTACCTTGACGCCTGCCTTAACTCGGTCTACAAGCGACGGGCTTTGGCGCTTAAATGGATTAAGGTTGCTTACCACGCTTTTTGCTTTTTGTACTGCGCTTTTAACAAAGCGCCTTATTCCGTCCCTTATCCCGTCGGCCAGGTTGCGCATAAAATCAAGTCCCCATTTCCAGGCGTTTTTCATAAAGTCGGGTATTTCCCTTATTGTGTCTTTTACTGCCTGGACCTTTTGGGCCACGGTGTTGCGTATATTATCCCAGGTTCGGGAAATAAAGGTGGATATTCCGTTTAATATTTCGCTGGTTTTTGTTTTTGCGGCTTCCCACCCATTGCGAACCGTATTTACCACGGCGTCCGAACAAGCGCTTGTCTTGGCTTTGATTTCGTCCCAGTTTTTTATTACTGCGGCTAATAGCGCCCCAATAGGACCTAACGCAACCGTCAATAATAGGTCCCAATGTTCCTTAAAAAATTCCACCAGTCCGGTTAAAAACTTGCTTGTGCTTTCTTTTATTGCGGCCCACACCTTGTCCACTTTTTTGCGGAACCATTCGCTTTTATTGTAGGCCAGGACAAAGACCCCGATTAAGGCCATTATTGCCGTGATTACCAGGCCAATTGGGTTTGCGCTCATTACAAAGTTAAGCGCTCGTTGTGCAATGGTTTGTCCTTCTGTTGCTACTGTAAGGTTTTTTATGCCACTTATTAAGCCTGGTAACATCGTGCTTGCGCTCATGGACAAGCTGGAAAAGGTCGTTAATGCCGGGCCGAATTTTTGAGAAAAAGCCAGGACGTTCCCCATTACCGACCTGTAAAGTCCCTGCATTTTGCTGGTTAGGTTGTTATAGACCTGGTCCCCGGCCTGCTCCGTGGAACCCTCGAAGTTTTGCAGGGCTGTGGTTCCTTCCGTGAAGGCCATCACCATGCTGTCCCCGACGTCCTCCCATTGGGTCCCGAAAAGGGCAACGCCTAGCTGTTCACGCTTTAGCGGGTCCTCAATGCCCTTTAATTGCTCGGATAATATCTTCATGGCGTCGGCTCCGGTAATTGCTCCGGTGGATAGGTCGTTGAATAGCTGGTCGGCTCCTTCCATTCCCAGTAATGCCTGCACCGCTTCGTTGGTGCTGTCGGACCCGTCCTTAATACGGATATTGAATTCCTTTACTGCGTCGGCCACTTTGTCGGTATTGAAGGCGCCGTCTTGCAGGCCCTTAACTAAAATGCCGGCGAATTCTTCGGCGCTGTAACCCATTTCTACGAATTGGACGGAATATTCGTTGAAGGTGTCCAGTAGGTCGTCGGCCTTGTCCCCGGCTTGCTGTGCGGTCGCTGTTATAATGTCGAAGGCTTCTTTTCCTTCCATGTTGAAGTTTTTGGCAAGGGTTCCGGCCGCCCTTATGCTCTCGTTGACTTCATAGTCGAAGGTATCTCGAAGAATTATTGCATATTTGGTTAATTCCTCGGTTTCCTTGGCCGTGGCGTTGAATTCCTTTTTCACCCTGCCCATTGTGTCGTAAATATCTGCGAAGTTTTCGCCAAAATTGTTTTTCCAAAGGTTCCGGGCCGCCTGGTCGAATTCCTTAACCGCTTCCGTGCTCATGCCGGTGGCGGCGGCAAACTTACTGCTTGCCTTCTCTTGTTCCAGGGCAAGCTGGCCCGCCTTTAGTGCCACGGCACCCAGGGCGGCGCCGGCACCCTTTCCCATGCCGGCCAGCGCACTTTTGAAGGTGCTGGCCTTCTTTTCTGTTTTGTCAATGTCGCCCTGGACGTCCTGCAAGGCGGCGGACCCGCCCTTGCTGTCGCCCAGTATGCGGATTAATAAATCACCTACAAGGGCCATATTTTACCCCCTTTCATGCGGGCCACCGCCGAACCCAGGCACACCCCTGCCGACCAATTCTTCAATGGCAACGGCTCCCGAAAAGTCCAGGCCAGGCTTTTTAATTTTGCGATTATGCAACCTGGCCCAAAAGTCCTTTTCGTTCATGTTCCGCCTGGTGGCCTTCTGCTGTAATAACACCATTTGTTCCCTGGTAACCTCTTTCCTTATGCGGCTTATGGTATAACCAGGGTATTCATGCAACCACCAGTCGAAAAGGTCGCCCCAGTCGGCCGGATCCGGGTCTATTTGAGAACCCCGGACGCCAGGGCCACGAAGTTTTTTACATATCCGTAATTTACGGCAATTGCTTCCACGGCCAGGTTAATAACCTCGGCCTTGGTGGCCCCGCTCTCCTTGATTTTCTGTTCGTCTAGTTCGGGCACGGCCGTGCATACTATTGCCAGCAGGTCGTCCCTTAACATTTTTTTGATAAGCCCGACCACTTTTTGGCCGGCGCCCTTCTCGGTGGTGTCAATAGTTTGCAATTCGTCGAATTGCCCCAGGACCTCCAATATTTTATCTTCTAGGGCGTTGGCGTCGTCCCAGGGCAAGGGCTTGACCTCCACTTCCAGGTTGCCCAGCTTTACCTTTTCGCCCCTTTGGCTCAATACGTCCTTTTCCGTGCGTGTTTTGACGTTGTTAAACGCCACGCTATTGGCTTTTTTGTTGCTTCCCATACTCTTGCCCCTCCTTTGGTTTTGTTCCCGTTATGCGGCGATTACGCCGCTTTTAGTTTTAGCCAGTCGCCACGGCTGTTTCTTCTCTAAAGTAACCCAATTGCTTGCCGGCTTCCTTGCTGGTGTCCGGCCTTGCTTGAATTGCGAACCTGTAAGCCGTGGACCCGTCTTTGGCGAATGTCAGTTCAATTTCGGGCTTGATTACGCATATATACAAGCGAATAACAATTGCCAGGTTCCTATTGGTGCGCTTGGGCGCCCTGTATTCGATTGCTTTTTCCATTACCTCGTAATTTTCCCCGAAGTCTAGCTGGTCGTAACCGGCGTTGCTAACGTCTGCCGCTTGTGTGGTAACGTAAGTCGTTGGGTCCAGTCCCATAGCATAGGCCAGTTTTTCCATGCTTAACTGGGTCAGCAGGGTTTCAAAGGAACATTCTTCCCCTGGGATAAAGAACCCGGCAGGCCCCAGCAATTGGTCCACGGTTATGGGTTCCACGGTTTTATTAAAGGTTAATATGCCGCCGTCCCTAGTATAACCCAGGTCCACGGCGTCGCCGTCCGGGTCCAGGGTTAGGGTTCCCGGTCCCACATGAATTTTTGTTGCGTCTTTACTCATTCGGATTTCCCCCTTTCAAGGATTAAAAATTCTCTATTACACTAACGGCCACATTGACCCGGCAGGCCCTTATTAGCCCGCTCTCGTCCGGTAGCACATTGCTGTAAAATATGCCGGTAACTCTTGGGTCATGGGCCACACCGTCCCAGTTCTCCGGGTTCCTCATTATGCGTTTAATAGCTTCGGCGTAGCGCTCTATTTGCCGCAGTAGGTCCCCCGGTTCCTGGCCGGCCTGGTATACTTCTATTTCCAGGGTGTATTCCCATTCCTCAAAGTCGAATTGCTGGTCGTGTGGCGTCCCCCTTCGGGCCATGATAGAACACGACGGGAAGGCGGGCCGGTTGGTTAGGTCGTGCGGGTATATTTGGGACCCTGGTATTTTTTCCGTTGTGGTCGTTGCTCCTGTGGCGGTGTTCATTTCCTGGTCCACCTGGTCCAGCATGGCGTCCAGGTTCGCCACCAGCAGGTCCTTGGCATGTTCTTGCAATTTCTCCATATTGGCCCCCTTTATAGGCCGGATTTGCGGCGGAATTCCCGGTCCATGTCCTTCATTTCTTTATTAACCCACCAGGCGGCCCGGTCCTCCCAAAGCCATTCGTGGAGAATGGACACCCACCGGCCCTTCTCCGGCTGGGTAAGGTTTCCGGGTGGCCTTGCGGGCATGTTCCTGGTCCCTAGCTGGTGAAGTAGCGGCAGGTTCCAGCGCCCGTCCGGCGTTTTGTGGACCGAACCCACGGCCATTTCCTGCGGCTCGGCCTTAAAGTAATGGTCCGGGTGGCTGGCGTCGGTTAAGCTGGCCCTGGTTTCGCCGGTTAGCACTAAAATGGGCCGGTCTGGGTAGCGTTGTTCCTTCCATTCTGCGTATTTCGGGCTTAATGGGTCCCAGGCCGGTTCGCCCTCGAAGGAACCTTCCCTGGCGAATAGCCCGTGCCTTGTTTCTCGGTATTCCTGGGCCATGCGCTCCCATGCCGGGCGCAGGTCCGAAAGGTCGCCGCTTATGCCTTCCAGGACCCTGGATAATTGCACCGTGCCCGCTAATTCAAAGCGCAGGTGCACCAGGCTGTCGTTAGCCATGCCGCCACCCCCTTTTTACCATTGGTCCGTCCCCAGCTTCCAGGTCGGGTCCTCGCTGGTGTCAATGCCGGTTCGTGGTCCGCTTCCTGCCCCCTCGACCGTTAGGCCGCCCAGGGTCATTTTACCGGCCACGATTAGGTCCAGCTTTCTTTCGGCGCTTGTTTCCCAGTCTTTGCCCAGGTTAGCGCCACCGGCCTGGCTTAACTGGTTAAGTATTCGCCACACCTTGGCCGCCGTAAGCATTGCGCATATTTCCCCCAGGATTTTAACCGCTTCGCTGTCTGTAACCGGCACCTGGTATTTGGACCTTATGCGGCTTTCGACGTATTCTTCGGTTTTCTCGATATGGTCGGCAAGGTCCGCCTGGGTAACCGGCGACGTTTCGGTGAATGTTACTTTTGCCTGGCGGAATAGTTGTTCCACGGCCGCCTGGTCGTGGTATTTCGGTTCGTATGCCACGGCTTATTCCTCCCTTACTCTTGGCCGTCTACTGCCAGGGCGTCGGATACCATTTTCACCAGGTCCGCTTTTTTTGCCCCACTATAACCCGATAGGCCCATGTTTTTAGCCATTTCTCGCAGGTCCTCGGCGGTCATTGCTTCCAGTTCCTCTTTGCTCAATTGCTCGCCTGCGTCCTCCGGTGCTTCGGTCCCCGGTTCGGGTTCCGGCTCCGGCGTGGGTTCGGGTTCGGGTGCCGGCTCCGGCTCCGGCTTCTTGGTTTCCTTGTCGTCGGGCTTTTGCTCCTGCTTCGGCTTTTCTTCCTCTGTGGGTTTCACCACCAGCATTTTTTCGGCCTTGATTGCTTCCAGTTCCTCTTTTGTCAATTCCTCGGTGTCAATTACAATTCCCTTATACGGCCAAAAGCGCTTGGCTCTCCAAAAACCGGCTTTGCGCTTGGCCTTTATTAATAGTTTTGCCAACCTTGACCCCTCCTTTTAGTAACTAGGCCCGGCCATTTGGTTGGCAGTTCCGGGCCTAGTTAATTAATTGGTTTATGCTCCTGTTCCGGTGGACCCAATCGCAAGCTGGTAAAGTCCAAAGCCCACATTGTAACGGGCGTCCACGCCATACAGGAATTTTTTGCGCATGAATACAGTTTCGCTTTTTGTTGGGTCGTCCTGTGCCACGAATTCGGGTTGCTTTCTCATTTGCAGGATTAACGGCTTTATTGGCTTGTTGGTGCAAAGCAAGAACCAACGCCCGTCTGTAATGTCCGCCCTTACGATTACTTCCTTGATTAGGGCCTTGTAGGGGTTGTCCTCGCCATTCGCCAGCTTGCTGTTTGTCGCCAGCTTCAAGGCTTCCACTTCGTCCTGCGGGCTTACCACTAGGGTAAAAGGTCCGTTAATATTTAAGGCCCTGCCAGTCCACCCTTTCATTTTACGGATTAATACCAGGGCTTCCTGGAACCCTGTTTCACCAAAAGCGGTCGTTATCTTATTGCTTTGGGTGCTTCCGTCCTCCAATGGGTGGTCGGTGTCGAAGAAGTATTGGCCGTCAAAGCACACTTCGTCGAACCCGGTATCCAATAGCTGGAACACTAGCTGGTCCGGGTGGGTCCTTGCGGCGTCGGCCAGTCCTTGAATTCTAGGGTTAATAATTCCCAACTGGTCGTCCTCAATGGTGTTTCTGTCCACCCCGATAGTGCTTTCCCAGTCCTTGTTCTTGATAGTGTAGTCCCAGGCTTTCAAGTCCTCGATAGTTCTTTCGTCAACCCATTCTTTCATGCCTGGCACTTCGCCCAGCCAGGAATAGTCGTTTTGGCTGGTAGCGGACGGCACCTGCATGGCAATTTTGGGCCAGTCCACTTGTGTTTTTTCGTAAGTGTCTTTATACAGGGCCTTAAATGTCTGATATAGCCCCGCCAAAAAGTCGCTTGTTACTACTGCCATTTATGTTTCCCCCTTTCAATTAATTATTGTTATACGGTTACGGCTACCTGGCCGACGTGGTTGTCAATTTTAATTCTGTTCTTGCCGGCGCTTGGAACCTCAACCAAAATTCCGCATTTTAAGTTTTCTTCGCCTGCCACGGCGCTGGCGGATACGCTCACGGTTGCGTCGTCCACCACATAAACTTCCTTGGCGACGTCTGCGGCCACGCCGTCGCCGTCCACCAGGATAGTTCCTTCGGTTTCCACTCTCACGGTTTTGTCGCCGTCTGCTCCGCCGCTATTGTCCACGGCTTCGTAAGCATAGCCGGCAAAAA